ATGCCGATAAGCGATAAACAGAAAAAAATATTGGCATTTCCATACAGCCGCTATGACGCGCTGATCTGTGACGGCGCTGTGCGTTCCGGCAAGACTTCCATCATGATGTGGGCGTTTGTCCGCTGGGCGATGGAGAATTTCAGCGGTCAGCGCTTCGGCGTGTGTGGCCGCACGGTTGATAGCTGCACTAAGAACATCATCGTGCCGTTTACGGCGATGAGCCTTGCGAAAGAACGCTATATTATCCGCTGGCGGCGCGGCGACAAGGTGATGGAAGTGCGGCGCGGCGCCGTGACGAATTACTTTGAGGTGTTTGGCGGTAAGGACGAGGCCAGCTACACGCTGATTCAAGGCCGCACGCTGGCGGGTGTGCTGCTGGACGAGGTAGTATTGATGCCGCGTTCATTCGTGGAACAGGCGCTGACCCGCTGCTCCGTTGACGGTGCAAAGCTGTGGTTTTCCTGTAACCCCGGAAGCCCGCAGCACTGGTTTTATACAGAGTGGATACAGCGGAACAAAGAGCGGAACGCGCTGTATCTGCATTTTGAAATGACGGACAACCCCGGGCTGTCGCAGAAAACGCTGGAGCGGTATCAGTCGATGTTTACGGGCGTGTTTTATGATCGTTACATCCGTGGACTGTGGGTGCTGGCCGAGGGGCTGATCTATCCCATGTTTGACGAGAGCTGCATTGTGGACGAGCTGCCGGAAAAGGGAGAATACTATGTTTCCTGCGACTACGGCACACTTAACCCGTTTTCTGCAGGGCTGTGGTGCTGGGACGGCAAGACGGCCACACGCGTCCGCGAGTATTACTATTCCGGGTACGAGAACCAAAAGAACAAGACAGACGAGGAATACGCTGACGAAATTAAAAAGCTTATTGGCGAGGCGGATGTCAAAAGCATTATCGTTGACCCGTCTGCCGCTTCGTTTATCGAGGTTTTGCGGCGGCGCGGTTATATGGTGCGAAAGGCCAACAACGACGTAACCAATGGCATTATGACTACAGCGCGGTTTTTGAAGGACGGCGTAATCAAGATACACCGAGATTGTAAAGACTGCATTCGAGAGTTTGGACTGTATCGGTGGGACGAAAAATCCACAGATGACAGGCCAATCAAGGAAAACGATCACGCAATGGACGAGACGCGCTATTTTGCTTATACAGTCCTGAAGAACAAGGCGTATCGGCGCGATTATACACCACTTTGGAACAGATAGGACGGTGAGCAGCTATCAAAACATATAACGACTTTGTGGCGGTCGGTGAAAACGAGCAGGCGCGCATTGAGTTTATCCGCAGCGCAATCAACGAGCACCGCGAATCCCACGCATATAAGACGGCGGCGGATGCTGAGGAATATTACAACGGCCTGAATCCGACCATTAATCGCTATGAAAAGATCATCTACGATATGCAGGGCCGTGCCCACACGGATATGTGGACGGCAAACCATAAACTGGCCAGCCGCTTCTTCGGTCTGGTGGTGGATCAGGAAGTTTCCTATCTTCTGGGTAACGGCGTAACCTTTGCGGAGAATGAAACACCGAAAAAACTATGCCCGGATTTCGACCAGGAAGTCATGGATGCGGCACGTGATGCGAAAATCGCGGGCGTGTCCTTCGGTTTCTGGGACCTGACGCATTTGCGGGTGTTCTCCCTGCTTGAGTTCGTCCCACTATATGATGAGGAGGACGGCGCGATGAAAGCCGGTATCCGGTTTTGGCAGGTGGCACAGGATAAGCCGTTGAGAGCGACGCTGTATGAGATCGATGGCTTTACCGAGTATTTCCAGCCCAGCGGCGAGGATATGAACGTAATGCAGCCAAAGCGCAGCTATAAGCTAATCGAGCGCAAGGCGGAGGTTGGCGAAACAGAAATCTATGACGGTGGGAATTATCCGAGTTTTCCCATCGTGCCGCTGAAAAACAACAAGCGGTGTTTATCCGAGATTGTCGGCAAGCGCAACACCATCGACGCGCTGGATCTGGCGTCCTCGAACATGGTTAACAATGTGGATGAGGGAAACCTGATTTATTGGGTGCTGTCTAACTGCAACGGTATGGACGACCTCGCCGATGCAAAGTTTGTGGAGCGCTTGAAAACCACGCATGTTGCCCACGCCAACGGCGATGATGGCGCAAAGGTGGAGAGTAAAACCATCGAGGCACCCTATGAGGGCACGAGCAGCACCATTGATATGCTCAAAAAAAAGCTGTACGAGGATTTCCAGTGCTTTGACGCGGCGGCGGTATCTGCCGGCAACCAGACGGCGACCGCGATCAAGGCCAGCTATGTGCCTCTGGATTTGAAAACGGATAAGTTTGAATCCGAGGTCACGCGGTTTATTGTTGAGATCCTGCGTCTGGCAGGCATTGAGGACCAGCCGAGTTATACGCGCAATCAGATCATCAACAAGAGCGAGGAAACGCAGAACATTCTTCTGGGTGCGGCGTATTACGATGACGAATACATCACGAAGAAGCTGCTGACCATCAACGGCGACATTGACCAGTACGAGGACATGGCAAAGCGGAAGGCTGCAGAAGAGATTGACCGGAGCTTTGCGGAACCGGATGCGCCGGAGGTGAACGGCGATGGCGAACAGTGACCTCGGCCACAAGCTGACCGACAAGGAGCTTGCAAAGCTGGAGCGGCGTATTGCAAAACTATACCGCGATGCGGGGGAAGAACTGCAAGCCACCATCGACGCATATTTTGAACAGTTCGCCAAGCGGGACGAGGAAATGAAGGCGCTGATCGGCACCGTGCAGAACGGTAAGGAATGGACGGAAGCCGACTATAAGCAATGGCGGCTCAACCAGATCGGGCGCGGGGAACGCTATCAGGCCATGCGCGACAAGGTTGCGCAGAGGGCGACCGATGCAAACGCTGTGGCGGTGTCCTATACCAACGATGCGACGCCGGGTATTTACAGCCTGAACCGCAATTATGCGGCTTACACCATTGAACGTGTCACCGGGAATATCGGCTTTGACCTGTGGGACGAGCAGACGGTAAAGCGGCTTATGGTAGAGCAGCCGGACTTAATGCCGTACTACCCAAAGGACAGGGCACTGAAACGCGGTATCGACCTTGCGTATGGCAAGAAGCAAATCACGGCAAGCGTCACCAGCTCCATTTTGCAGGGAAAGAGCATCAAGCACATGGCGGATGATCTGCAAAAGCGCATTACCACCATGAGCCGCGATTCCGCCATCCGCACCGCCCGTACAGCCGTGACCGGCGCACAGAATGCCGGACGCATGGACAGCTACGCAGCGGCGGAGAAGATGGGGATAAAGCTCAAAAAAGAATGGTTGGCTACGCTGGACGCGCGTACACGCCACTCTCATGCCATGCTTGACGGCGAACAAGTGGCGCAGGACAAGAAGTTTTCTAACGGTTGTCGTTTTCCCGGCGACCCACAAGGACCACCGTGGGAGATATATAACTGCCGCTGTACGCTGATTGCCGCCGTGGATGGGGCAGATACATCAGACGGGCTGCGTAGGACACGCGACGGGCTTATATCTGACATGACATATGCGCAGTGGGAAGCATCGAAGCAGGGATACAGCGGCAAACAGTTATCCCCATATCACATGGGGAGCGAAAAATCTGCAAAGGATGTTACGAAGAAATACATAGATTCCGCCAAGCCCCGCATGGGTAAGGTTCGATACGAGAACGGGTACCGCTCCAAAAACCACAAAGAAGAAATAAATGTTGCAAATCAAATTAGAGAGCTGTTCGGTGGGAAAATTGTGCTATTGAAAGAATCGCAGACGCCAGGTATGAAAATGCCAGACATGCTGTGGAAAGGGAAGCAATGGGAAATAAAGTCGATTTCCACAGAAAAAGCCGCAGATAGCGCTCTGCGCAAGGCGATAAAGCAGATACACGGGAACCAAGGCGGGGTGATTTTGGATGTTGCCGATGGGATTGATAAGCAAAAACTAATTGATGTATTGGATGCGAGAGCAACAAGAAGCAAATCGTTTAATGCAGATATAATTGCGCTGCATAACGGGTCTGTCCTCTTTGTGCGGCGATATAAAAAATGAGGCAACCCCCCACCAGAACGGGCGGAGGATTACCTCGATAAAACGGAAACATGAGTTTCCTCATTGGTAGTATATGCAATCCCCGTAAAAAAGTCAAGAGGTATTTTGTGATGAGCGTTGAAATCACCGACAACAGCAAAGAAGTTTCTGCTGCCATCAAAGCGGCGCTGCTGCGCGGGCTTGAAAAATGCGGGCTGGTGGCAGAGGGATATGCGAAAAAGCTGTGCCCCGTGGATACCGGAAATCTGCGCAACAGCATTACTCATGTGGTAGACGAGCAGGAACCGGCGGTAATCATCGGAACAGATTCTGAGTACGGTGCGTATGTGGAATTAGGAACCGGCATTTACGCCGAAGGTGGCGGCGGACGGCCTACACCGTGGGTGTATCAGGACGCAAAGGGAAATTGGCATTACACGCGTGGCAACAAGGCACAGCCGTTTCTGAAACCCGCTGCCGCCGATCATGCCGCACAGTATCGGGACATTCTGGAAAGCGAGCTGAAAAATGGATAACGAGACCATCAAAGCTATTGAAGCCATCATCAAGCGCGGCAATGATGCTGAAATACGCCGAAAAGGCGACGGGTACATTGTTTTAGAGGTCAAGAAAACAATCAAATACAGCACTCAAACATAAAAGAAACCGCCCCGGTTAAGGGGCGGGGAAATCGTTATCTTTACTGTCTTGAATGTCCATTTAAGTTAAAACCCGAGTTTCGTTTGACGATTGATCTCGTAAGCAACTCCTGCATCATAAGCCTTAATAAGTGGCAAAAGTCCGTTTTCCACTTCTTCCATGAGAGCGTACATCGCGTTACTTTTGCAAGCGGGAACAATTTTCCTTTGCTCGTGCGCCTCCTTGATGCCAATTTCATAAGCTTTTACTTCAACGGCGGTCATGTCAATTTCCTTTCCGGCTTTCGCCTGTCACATTTGTTCCTTGTGAGTATAGGATACTATAAGTTTACTTATATTTCAAGATGGGATATTCCACAATAAATTGCGGATTGAATTGTTAAAAATGTATAAGTTGACTTATTACAGAGAATGTGATACTCTGTTGCAAAAGGAGGTTTGCAGCATGGCAACAGAGGCGCAGATAAGAGCAAGCACGAAGTACAACCGGAAACAGGACACCTTAACGGTGAGGGTGGATAAAGAAACCGGCAAAAAGATACGCGATGCCGCAGAACGGCGAGGCGTAAGCGTAAAAGAGTTTATTCTTGCGGCGGTAATGCCGCACATCAACGATAAGTAAATAACAACTTCCGCGCAATAGGGCGCGGGAAAGGGCAATAGGAGCCAACTACTGAGAATTTCTCGGTGGTTGGCTCTTTTGTTTTTGGTAAAACCCGCGAGGTACAGCGGTTTTTATACAATCTATCGCCGCGACGAACTGCGGACAAGGGAAAGGAAGATAGAACAATGGCACTTACACGCAAACTTTTGAAGGGTATGGGGCTTACCGATGAGCAGGTTGATACCATCATCGAGGCGCATACCGACACCGTGGACGGCCTAAAGGCGGATGTGACCCGCTACAAGGCCGATGCGGAGAAGCTGCCAGGCGTTCAGAAGCAGTTGGACGACCTCAAGGCAGCGGGTGACGGCGGTTACAAGGAGAAGTACGAGAAGGAACACTCGGCCTTTGAAGCCTTTAAGACCGACATCACGGCAAAGGAAAGCAAGGCGGCAAAGGAAAAGGCCGTGCGTGCTTACTTTGAGAGCAAAAACATCACCGGCGCGAATTTGGACCTTGCGATGCGCGGCTGTGGCGAAGAAATGGCCGCATTGGAGATGGACGGCGACAAGATCAAGGACACCAAGAGCCTTGATGCGCTCGTAGACGGCACCTACAAGGGGCTTGTCTCCACCACACAGACGCACGGAGCGAATCCCGCCAACCCCCCGGCAAACACCGGCGGCGCAAAATCCCGAGAGGACATCTACAAGAAGGACGATAAAGGCCGCTATGTGATGTCTACGGCGGAGCGCCAGAAAGCGCTTGCCGATTTGATGGCAAGCGAAAATAACTGATTTTTTGAAAGGAGCTATTTATGGCTGCGAAAACTAACGTAACAACTTCTGCACAGTTTACCACTTCCGCCCGTGAGGTGGATTTCGTTTCCCGCTTCTCCGATAACTGGGACGCACTGCGTAACATCATGGGCATTATGCGTCCCATTCGCAAGGCCCCCGGCACGAAGCTGGTTTCCTACAAGGCCAGCGTGGACGGTGGCCTCAAGGGCGGCACCGTGGCAGAGGGTGACGAGATCCCCTTCACCAAGATGAAGGTGGCGCCTGTTGCCTATGGCGACATCGACATTTCCAAGTATGCTAAGAGCGTGACGATCGAGAGCGTGGCGAAGTACGGCGCTGACGTTGCCGTGGAGAAGACCGACGAGGCTTTCCTCGTGGCCCTGCAGAACAAGGTCCTGACCGACTTCTATACCTTCCTCGGTACCGGCACTTTGAAGGTGACCGAGAAGACGTGGCAGCGTGCTCTGGCTATGGCAAAGGGCAAGGTGCTGGACAAGTTTGCCGGTCTCGACAAGGACGTGACCGAGGTGGTGGGCTTCGCCAACATCATCGACGCTTACGATTACCTGGGTGACAAGGAGATCACCGTGCAGACGATGTTCGGCATCAACTACGTGGAGAACTTCATGGGCTACCGCACCCTGTTCCTGCTGCCCGAGAAGTACATCGCCTCCAAGAAGGTGATCGCTCTGCCCGTGGAGAACATCGACCTGTACTATGTAGACCCGAGCGACAGCGACTTTGCCAAGCTGGGGCTGAATTACACCGTGAAGGGCGAGACCAACCTGATCGGCGTCCATGTTGACGGCGATTACAGCCGCGCCACGGGCGATATGTACGCCATCATGGGCATGAAGCTGTGGGCTGAGTATCTGGACGGCATTGCCGTGGCTACCGTTTCTGTGGCCGGCGCGGGCTAAATAGGGGGGCAGCGTAATGCTTGAACAAGTCTTACGGCACTTGAACAACTGGTTCCTTGTGGAGATTCACGAGGGCACGTTCGCCGTGGAGAAAGGCAGCATTGCGCTGCCCTTTCTCCTGACCAATCAATATTTCCGCATCTGCGGCTCTGTGTTTAATGACGGTCTGCATCAATATCCGGCGGCTGACCTTACGGATGAAACCTTTACCGGAACGGTGTGGGTGTTGGCTGTTCCGAAGGCTGTGGTTTTGCTTGCCGAAGATATCGCTGCGTGGGAAGAAAAGAACGCTGAAGCCGTTTTAAGCCCGTACACGAGCGAAAGCTTCGGCGGGTACAGTTACACAAAGGCAAGCGGCGGAAATGCCGACACAAGCGCCGGGACGGGCTGGCAGGGCGCTTTTAAAGGCCGGTTAAATGACTGGCGCAAGCTCAAGGGGGTGGAACCGTGAGTTTACTGGACGATTTTGCCCACAAGTGCATTTTGATGGAGAAAAAGCGCACGCCTGACGGTGCGGGAGGCTACATCACTGCGTGGGAAGAGGGTGCGGAGTTCCTCAATTACCAGTCTCTTGACACATCGATGGAGGCGCGAAAAGCGGAAAAGGACGGCGTTACCTCGGTATATTCCGTGCTGGTCAATCAGAGCGTTCCCATCGAGTACAACGATTATTTCCGCGATACGGAAACGGGGATTACCTATCGTGTGACCTCGAATCCCGAGGAAAAAGCTGCGCCAAGGTCTGCGGGGGCGACCGTCCGAGCACTGAAATTCTTCACCGCGGAGCGAAAGGAGCTGCCGAAATGACAAAGGACAAGGCACTCCATGCGTGGTTTTCCCAATTCCTCCCGTCGTATCCGACCTCGAATGTGCCGGAGGATGCGACCTTCCCGTGGCTGACCTATGAGCTTATCACAGGATCATGGGAGAGCGGCGAGACCGCGCTGACGGTCAACCTCTGGTATTACACCGAGAGCGAAGCGATGCCCAACGCAAAGGCACAAGAAATCAGCGAAGCAATCGGCATGGGTGGCTGTATGGTCGCCTATGACGGCGGAGCAATGTGGATCAAGCGTGGCTCCCCGTGGTGTCAGAACATCGCAGACGAAAGCGATAAAAACATCAAGCGAAGGTATCTCAACATCACGGTGGAATACCTATCACAAAACTGATGAAAGGAAGAAAATATGAAATTCACAAAAATTCCCTCTGATGCATTTCAGAAGCTCCAGATAAACGCCGGTATTCTGACTACCGATTTTACCCCGGCCACCGGCACCATCGGGGAATCGGGGCAGATTGGCGCGACGACCGGCGGCATTAGCTTTACCGCAACGCCCACCTATAAGGACTATGGAGAGGACATCGACAACTGCCCTAAGAACATGAAGGAACTGAAACGGGTGGATTCCTGGGAGGCGAAGATTGCGGGTACGTTCATTAACGCAGACACCAAGATTGCAAAGAGCCTTTGCGGTGCTGCCGATGTGGGTACCAGCGATGGGAAGGTCACGCCTCGGAACGATCTGTCGGACGCTGACTTTGCCGACATCTGGCTGGTGGGCGACTACTCCGACAAGAACGGAGATAAAAATGGCGGCTTCATCGCCATCCACCTGATGAACGCACTGTCTACCGGCGGCTTCCAGCTGAAGACCAGCGACAAGGCGAAGGGGCAGTTCGCGTTTGAGTATACGGCCCACTACTCCATGAGCGCACAGGACACTGTGCCATTTGAGATCTACATCAAGGCCGGTACGGCGGAGGCGTAACACCATGAAACTATCAAAAATTAAAGGGGAGCGAGTGTTTGATGTTATCGCAGACATTATCGATCCTATTGCCAACATAGCCGAGGACAAAGTAGCCGCAGCGTTGTTTCAGCGTCAGAAGCTCCCGGATGGCGTAAATGCAAAGGACTTTGTATTGGCAAGGGTTAAGAAATCTGCTCCGCTGCTTTTGCGTGGGCACAAGAAAGATCTGATCGCAATTTTGGCGGCTGTGGAAGGCGTGCCTGCAAAAAAATATGCCGCCGGGCTGACGCTTGCCAAGTTGTTGGTTGATGTTACTGAGCTTATGACGGACGAGGCCTTTACAGACCTTTTTACATCTGCGCAGACCGAGACGGCAGAAACGCCGTCCGGCTCTGTGCAGGAGAATATCGAGGAAGCCAAAGAGTAAAGCCATTTCTGTCATACTGTGTAGCGCGGTATAAGCAGGATGCAGAAGAAAAAGCATATCGAATTTATTCTGCTGACTTGCTTAAAGTAATATGCGAGCGATGCGCGGGCGTGTCAATCGATAAGCGATATATTGAAATTATAGATGTGAGCAAAAAAGACAACCGCTCCTGTGAAGAAATCACCAGCGATATTGTCAATCGGTGCGGGTTACAAGTTAAAAAAGCCGCCCCGTGAAGGGACGGCGGGCGAATATGCGTTACTTGAGGACATAATCAGAAATCATTCTTCCGATTTTCCCGATGTCTGTGCCTCCCTTAAACTCAAACTTTGCGACATAACCATTGGAGAATGTCAGAACAAGTTCGCTATCCGGGATGATTTCGGCAAATCCTGGGGTTTGCACGGAGAAAAACTGCACTTTCGAATAGGGCATAGAGCTGAAGGACTTGCGCTTTCCTGTAATCCCCTGTACATCAACCGATATGACTCGCTTGTTAGTAAAAATCAGCTGGTCGCGGACGGTCTTAAATGCGGCAGCGATTTCTTCCCCATCAATCAACAAGCCATTCACTTCGCCACGCACATCAGAAACGGGAATCGGCTTTAAGTCCCACGCAGAATCTTTGTTAAAACTTATCATAAATAATCCCTCCTTGCCGATAGCATACCATACTCCCAATGGAATGTCACGAATAATTTTCAGAATTTACAAAGAGAGCGAGGTGAACGCATGAATCTTCTTGATCTGTTTGTGAAAATATCTGTGCAAGACGAGGCAAGCGAAAATGTAGAGACATTATCAGGAAAATTCAAAAATGGGCTTGCCACTGCGGCTAAAGTCGGCGCCGCAGCTGTAGGTGCGGCTGCTACTGGCATTGCTGTGCTTATGAAAAATGCGCTTAACAACTATGCTGAGTATGAACAGCTGGTCGGTGGCGTTGATACGCTATTCAAGGATAGCTCCGCAAAAGTTCAAGAATATGCAGCAAATGCATATAAGACTGCTGGCCTATCCGCTAACGAATATATGGACACAGTTACAAGTTTTTCTGCGTCCTTGCTGCAATCGCTTGGCGGTGATACAGAAGCGGCGGCAGACATGGCTAATGTTGCAATCACGGATATGTCTGATAATGCCAATAAAATGGGCACGGATATGGCATCTATCCAGAACGCCTATCAGGGGTTTGCAAAGCAGAACTATACCATGCTTGATAACCTGAAGCTTGGCTATGGTGGAACAAAAGAAGAAATGCAGCGCCTTATTGACGATGCAAACGCTCTAAACGCTGCCCAAGGTAAATACACAAATTACAGCATTGAAAGCTATGCGGATATTGTCAGCGCAATCCATGATGTTCAAGTTGAAATGGGCATATACGGAACAACGGCAGATGAAGCAAGCACCACCATCCAGGGCTCTGTTTCATCCATGAAGGCCGCATGGGTCAATCTGCTGGTTGGCATTGCTGACGATAACGCCAATTTTAAGACACTTACAGAGCAGTTCGTTGACAGTCTTGTTACCGTTGGTGAAAATATTATCCCGCGTATAAATATCATCATCCAAGGGCTTACGCAACTCATAACAGAAGCGTCCCAGACAATCATTCCGTTGGCTGTGCAGATTTTGCTTGAAAACCTGCCGAGCATTGTTGCTGCTGGCATAAATTTAATCATTGCGCTTGTAAGCGGCATCCTTGACAACATCGATATGCTGATTGACTGTGTTCTGGAAATGGTTGATGTCATAGTCGATAAGCTGATTGACAACTTGCCGAAGCTGATAGATGGTGGAATCAGGCTGATTGCTGCACTTGCTAATGGACTGATTCGTGCCATACCGAATTTGGTATCGAAAATTCCCCAGATTATTTCGTCTATCGTGAAGGGGCTTATCAGCGGCATCCCTGCAATTTTCGATGTCGGCAAGAACATAGTCGAAGGACTTTGGCACGGCATCAAAAACATGGGTTCGTGGGTTTCTGGAAAAGTAAAAGACTTTTTCGGTGGAATTGTAGGTGGAGTTAAGGATTTCTTGGGCATCCACTCCCCGTCTAAAGTGTTCGCCGGTATTGGCGGCTTTATGGCTGAAGGCTTAGGCGAAGGCTTTGACGATCAATTCAAGTCCGTAAAAAAGGACATTGAAAACAGCATGGACTTTGACGCTGGCACAATTACCGCAGATGCGAACATCAGCAGGCACTATACAAGTGGTTCTTACGGAGCAGCAAGTACAAGCTGGGGCGGCGATTCCGGAAAAATTGTAATGCTGCTGGAACAGTATTTGCCTATGCTGGCAAATATGAAAGTCATCATGGACAGTGGACAGGTTATCGGTTTGCTTGCCCCAGGCATGGATGAAGAACTGGCCAAAATCAATGCAAGGAAGGCAAGGGCTGTATGATAGGAAAAGTATTTTTTGACGGAAAAGACACTTACACAGAATACGGCCTGCTGCTTGCAAGCAAGTCCATAGCTCTGCCGGAAGTCCGCACGAACATGATCGATGTTCCGGGCCGGGACGGTCTGCTTGACGCGTCCGAAGTGTTGACCGGAGAAGTCACCTATAAGAACCGTACTATTACACTGAAGCTCACCGGCGTGGACACGGTAAGCGGCAAGACATGGCCTGCTACGATTTCCGATTTCTGCAACAAAGTCCACGGCAAGCACGTTAAAATAACATTCCCCGAGGACACCGCCCATTTTTACAGTGGGCGGTGCTCCGTTGGGCAAGTGGAGCTTGTCAAAATGATGCAGACCATCCCGGTCACGGTTGACTGCGACCCGTGGAAATACAAGAACGCAAAAACCACTGTTTCCCGCTCTGATTTGGACACGGCGTATAAACAGCTTGCGCTACCGAATGAAAGCCGCCCTGTTATCCCAACAATCACGGTGGCGCAAGATACCGTATTGCTTTGGGGCGGCAACACAATCAACGTCAGCGCAGGGGATCACATTTTGCCAGCCGTTAGGCTTGCGGCCGGCAACAACATCTTGAAAGCCAAAGTCGCAAGCGGAACGGGAAGTATCACTGTGACGTATCAGGAGGCGAGTATGTAATGTATCAGCTAAAATACAAAAACTACATACTGCATGATATGCGCCTTGCGGATGAAAAACTAATCATCCGCGATCCTTCTGTGAAGCTGGCAGTAAGCAAGGCCGGGGAAATGTCCTTTACGGTGGACGCAGAACATCCCTATTTAAGCAATCTGCGCCGCATGAGCGGCCTTGTGGAGCTGCTGGACGGCACTTTGCCCATATATAGAGGGAGAATCACAAGCGATACAAAAGACTTCTATGGGGCGCACAAAATCGAAACAGAGGGCATTATGGCGGTACTGAATGACAGCATCATACCACCGTTCAACTTCCCAGAGGACTTTACGGAGGACGCTTCCTATAAGGCCGCCGCCGCAAGCGGGAATGTGGTGGAGTTTTTCTTCCGCTGGATTCTGTCACAGCACAATGCGCAGGTGACCGCAGAGCAGCAGATCAAGCCCGGCGTGGTCACCGTGTCCGACCCGAACAATTACATTACCCGCAGCTCTGAGGAGTACGCCACGGCGATGTCCACGATATCCGACAAGCTGATTAAATCGGCTTTGGGCGGGTATCTCCTGATTCGATATGAGGATGACGGGAACTATCTGGATTATTACGCTGCGTTGCCGCTCACAAATACGCAGTCTGTGGAATTTGCTGAGAATCTCCTTGACCTTTCCAGCGAGACGGACGGAACAAACATTTACACCGCTATTCTACCAGAGGGCAAGGACGGCTTGACCATCGAAGCACTGCCAGATGGTGATTTGACAGATGACCTTGTTAAATCCGGGCTTACTATTTATAGCAAGTCTGGCATGTCCACATACGGGCGCATTACCCGGCACATCAAATGGGATGATGTGACTGTTGCCGCCAACCTTCAGACCAAGGCGAAGGCGGCGCTGGCTGACAATGGCCTGTCCATGCCGGAGACCATCACCTGCAAGGCGGTTGATTTGGGCTGGCAAGATGGCATCCAGCATTTCCGGGTGGGCCGGATGACGGCCCTTTTCAGCACTCCGCACGGCTACAGCGCGTCCTATCCGCTGATGGAGCTGGCCCCGGATATTCTTGACCCAGGCAACACACAAATCACGCTGGGCGCTACCCAGCAAACCTACACGGGGGCGCAGATAGATGCCAAGCGTGAAACGGATAAACGCATCGAAAGCACACGGCAGGAGATTTCTGAGCGGGTGGACGAATCTTCAAGCCAAGTGATTCAGGCCACACACCAGCAGATTACCGATCTGCAGCAGAATGTCAACTCCATCATCCTGTCCGCTCTGGAAAACTATGTAGAAACCGGGGATTTTGACAGCTACAAAGAGGAGGTCAGCACAAAGCTGTCTGTGCTGACTGACCAGCTGAGCATTGACATCACTAAGGTAACCGAGCGCATTGACAAGGTGGACGGCGATCTGCAAAGCAAGTACAGCGAGATCACAAAGGCTTTCCGGTTTACGTCTGACGGCCTAATCATTGGCGAAACGGGCAATGAAATCCTGCTGCGGCTGGATAATGATGTGTTGCAGTTTGTCCGCAACAACACACCGGAGTTGCAGATCACCGCAGAGGGCGTGGAAGCAATGCGTATCAAGGTATCTATCCTCTGCATCGGAAACGTGGTTTGGACGGAGGACGAAAACGGCGATGTAATTGCCAGTTGACAGGAGTTGAGAACATGGCGTCCATTTACAGCAGCACAAACAAAGGCTGGCGCTTGCGTCTGGATTGGTCAATCACAGGCCAGTCTATCGCAGACAACAAAAGTACATTAAGTCTTGATTTGTGGGTATATGACGGAACCGGATATTCCCAAAACGAGAGCAGCGGCGAAGCGTATTATATACTTCAGGGCGAAAAACGATGGAATCCGTATAATTACAGTTCCACCGGATGGTACAAACTGGGCAGCAAGACTATTACAGTCAGCCATAATGCAGACGGCACGAAAAGTATTGCGCTGACAGCAGAATGGGACTGTGGCTTTGACAGCTCCTACACACCACGCCATTTGTCCTTGTCGGAAACGGTGACGCTGACTACCATTCCAAGAGCGTCCACGGCCACCACAAGCGGCTCCACGCTGGGGGAGACCTTGACCATCACCATCAAGCGGGCCAGCAGCAGCTTTAAGCACAAACTCTATTACACATGCGGCAGCGTCAAGGATCAACTGATTGCAGAGAATGTAAGCACATCGTACAGTTGGAATGCGCCGCCTGTGTCTCTGGCACAGCAAGCGCCAAACGCAGAGACTGTGGCGCTCACACTCACGGTCAAGACGTACAACGGAAGCGCCTATGTTGGGGCGTGGTCAACGGCTGTTAAGCTTGCTGTGCCGTCAACCGTGGTTCCGGCCCTGTCTGTTGCAATCAGCGATCCAACAGGAGTGTCCGACACCTATGGTGGATATGTGCAGCTGCGTAGCAAGGTCAAGGTAGATATCACCGCATCCGGGGTGCAGGGCAGTTCCATCAAGTCTTACAGTATCAAGGTGGGCAGCATCTACGCTGCGACATCGGCCAGTGGTACAACGGATTATCTGCCCGGTTCTGGCGAACTGACTGTTTCCTGTGCTGTCACAGATAGCCGGGGGCGCACGACTACAAAGACACAAAGTATCACTGTCCTTGCTTACAGCAAACCAGCAATTACTGCTATTTCTGCCGCCCGTTGCAATGCCGATGGCACAGCAAACCGGGCTGGAACTTATGGCAAGGTGACTTTCTCCGGGGCCATTACTTCTCTTTCTGCCAAAAACACCGCAGCATATGCGGTACAGTATAGGGAAGTCGGCGCTGAAGATTGGACTACGGCAGGCCGACCGGCGGCGGGAAACTACGATCCTGCTGATATTTCTGCCGTGTTTGCCGCAGACAAAAGCAAACGCTACGAAGTTCGGGTTGTGGCAACCGATGCCTTTGAAAGCATTGGCTCCACGTTGCGTGACCTCCCGGCAGCGTATGCTCTATACCATCTGGCAAAGCATCTGCTATCTGTGGGGCTGGGCCGTCTCTGTGACAAGGCAAACGCAATTCAAGTGGGGCTGGATGCTTATTTTGATAGGGACGTACAGATAGACGGCACACTGGCGGTAGGAGGAACGACGCTGTTGGATTATGCGCATCCGGTGGGGAGTGTATATATCTCCACTGCGGCCACCGACCCTGTCGATCTTTTTGGCGGCGGGACGTGGGAACGCATAAAGGATGTATTCCTGTTGGCTGCGGGTGATACATACGCAGCTGGGGCCAGCGGCGGAGAAGCAGCGCATACACTGACCGCAAATGAGATGCCGAGCCATACGCACAATCCGGCCAATCAGCCGGGGTATTACGGCTTTATCACCAACAGCCAGAAGGCGTTCACCGTGGGTGATATGGGCGCTCAGAGCGGCAGCGGGCGGTACTATCCCTACGCATCGGCGGCATTTGACATCAGCCGAAACACGGCAACCGGTGCGACCGGCGGAGGGAAGGCTCATAACAATATGCCGCCATATCTGGCGGTGTATGCTTGGCGGCGAACAGCCTAATCGTCTCGCTGCGGGTCAATGGAAAATGGGGGTGTAAGGAGGTGATACCACCTTATAACATAGCCCCAGAGGAGAAAGGAAATTACTGAATGGAAACAATCGTCGTAGCTCTCATCACCGGCGGCCTGTCGCTGCTGGGGGTAATCATCACCAGCAACAAGACCACCCGTGATGTGCAGGCCAAGTTGGACACGCAGCAGGCCGTCACCGACACCAAACTGGACGAGCTGACACGGGAAGTCCGGGAGCATAACAACTTCGCCCGACGCGTTCCAGTGCTGGAGGAGCAGATCAAGGTCGCCAATCACAGGATAGCGGATTTGGAAAGACTGCCCAACCGCTGAGCATCGCAAATCTAAAGTATGAGGAGGGATACCCATGTATCGAGGTACAACGCCCACACTGACATTCCAGCTACCCATCGACACGGGGAGTATCACGGTGCTGTCCGTTGCCGTGGCTCAGGCCGGACAGGTTAAAATCGAAAAAGCATTGTCGGATGTACAGCTGGACGGGAATGTTGTCTCATGCACACTGACGGAAGCCGAGACCCTGTCGCTTACTGCCGGGAGAGGCATTGACGCAAAGATACAGCTCCGGGTGGGCGTAGGCGGTCAGCGCATGGCATCTCAGGTATTCACGGTGCCGGTGGAGCGTATTCTCCGGGATGGTGCGCTATGATCGAGTTTGCGGTAACTTTTTCTCCCGGCGCTGACCTGGAGGTCAACATGGGGCAGGTGATGGAGGTGTATGCCACCGAGGAGCGGACGGTGGAGCTGTCTATGCCCTCCGGCAATCAGGTCATCCTGCCCACCAGCAGCAAAGGAATGCGTAAGGTGACGATTCAAAAACCGGACACTATGCTGCCTGAGAACATCAAGAAGGACGTGGTGATCGGCGGCGTGACCGGCGCCCTTGAGGCACCACCGACAGGCCCTTATATAGAGTATACGTCCCTCGACAGTTCTGGTAGAGTGTTTACTGCTAAATTTCGAGGAACAATTGTTCCAGAGCATTCCTTCTCTTATTTGTCGGAATTGACATCAGTAGATATGCCAGACAATGTAATTGCAATTGGTGATAATGGTTTTTATCGCTGCCCAAAGCTCCAATTAACAAGTCTCCCTTCTGGGATTACCTCACTCGGAGATTTTGCATTCTCTGATTGTTCAAAGCTAGCGTTAACAAGCCTCCCTTCTGGAATCACCTCAATTGGAGACCAGGCATTTAGGGATTGCTTTAGTCTCGCATTGACAGGTCTTCCTTCTAGAATTACCTCAATCGGAGATTACACATTTAGGAATTGTTCAAAGATGGTACTAACAAGTCTCCCTTCTGGGATTACTTCAATCGGAGATTTTGCGTTTCTAAATTGTTACCAACTATCATTGACGGCCCTACCCTCTGGACTTACCTCAATCGGGCAGTATACATTCAACAATTGCCCAAGGCTCGCATTGACGACCCTACCCTCTGGGATTACATCATTACCAACGGCCGCATTTCAGTACTGCCCAAAATTAGCATTGACGACTTTCCCGTCTGGAATGACCTCAATTGGAGCTTATGCATTTAGGCAGGGTACAGGTCTCGCATCAATAACCCTTCCCCCCGCACTCGCTACAATCGGAGATTATGCATTTGCCAATTGTACTGGATTGGAAACGGTTAGATTTACGAGCACGGTATCCTCAATTCCAGGCGGAGTATTTTCCGGATGCACAAAACTGTCTACCATTTATGTCCCGTGGTCGCAGGGGCAAGTAGCAAATGCTCCTTGGGGCGCGAGCAATGCCACCATCGTTTACGATTATACTGGGGGGTAAAAAAGAAAGGAGACGGCAGTGAATGTACAATACCGACTAAACCGATAACCAAAGACTTATCAACATTTTTTGTGTGCCCGAATCGGGCACGGAAAGGAGAAATTATGGAAACTTTTGGCATCGCAAGCGTGGCGGTCATCACCGTCATCACCTACCTCGTGGGGCTGGTGGGCAAGGCCAGCCGGATGAACGACAAGTGGATCCCCATCCTGTGCGGGGTCTGCGGCGGTCTGCTGGGGGCTGTCAGCTACTATCTGGCACCCATCCCGGACTTCCCGGCGGGCGATCCCATCACCGCCATTGCCGTGGGTGTTGTCAGCGGTCTGGCGGCCACCGGCATCAATCAGGCTGTCAAGCAGCTGAGCAAGGGGGAGTGAGATATGGGTAAGCGCATCACTGCCGCATATCCCATTGCCAAGGCGGGCGGCATCCCCATCAACACCAGCATCCCGGCCAGCAAGGAGACCTATGACCGGCTGGGCGGGCGGGACGTGGCCTTTGTGGTGCTGCACTACACGGGCAACGTCAGCGACACCGCCGAGGCCAACTGCAAGTATTTCGCAGGCGGCGACCGGGAGGCCAGCGCACACTACTTTGTGGATGAGGACAGCATTTACCAGTCCGTCCCGGCCTGTGACCGGGCGTGGGCGGTAGGCTCTCCCGATCCGGTACATCCCCTCTGCCGCAACACCAACAGTATCTCCATCGAGATGTGCTGCTCCGGGAACTACCATGTTTCCGAGCGCACCAAGGCCAACGCTGCGGCACTGACGGCGGAGCTGTGCAAGCTGCTGGGCATCTCCGGCGTGGACACCTACGTCCTGCGGCACTACGACGTGACCGGGAAGTCCTGCCCCCGGCAGATGGCAGGGAAGAACAATGCGGAGTGGGAGGCGTTCAAGGCCAGCGTCAAGGCGCTGCTGAACGAGCAGCCAAAGCCCGCGCCCGCACCGACGACGAAGGAGGAGACGATCAACATGGAACTGCGTATGCTGCGCCGTGGCATGGAGGGCAATGACGTCCGGGCCGCCATGCTGCTGATGAAGGACAAGGGCTATTACCCGGATGAAATTTGGAGCGGCGACAAGCTCTTTGGCCCCAAGATGGAGACCGGTCTGCGCCGGATGCAGGCAGACCACGACCTCGGCGTGGATGGCATCCTCGGTGCCGCCAGCTGGAATTTCCTGCTGAAATAAAGGATAAAATAAATCCACTGGAGGGCGCAGAGGACACCGCTACGCCGGCCTCACGCCCGTGCTAAACATCCGCACCTCCACGGCACACCGTGGGAAATGATAGATCAGCACAAAAGGATCCGCAAAAAACTATCCACTATGGCACCATGCCGCGCCACAGAAACAATCCGTGCGGTAGGGCTACCGGAAGACGAGGAAACCTGTGTAATTGACGTGGACGTTTTTGGCCGCACCTGCGTACAGACGGCGGCAAAACTACATATCAGCGTAGATGGATTTTACAAATTGCGCCGCCGCGCATACCAAAAACTGGCGGATGCATTCGATTCCTAAAAGTAGCCGCGCCCTTTTTGGGTGCGGCTATTTTTCGTTTTTGCACACAATTGGTGTACACTGTAACTACATTATTGCAGAATCAAGGCAGAATCCGGGCAGTTTATTTGCCCGGATTTCTTTTATTATAGAGGCAAGGAGGCGGGAATATGTACGAGCGCTTAATCAAATGCGGGTTTACCGCGCAAATGGCGCAGGATATTTGCATTCTGTACGCAGACGATCCCCAGGGGCTTTTAGCGTATGTGGAAATTGCTGAAAGCCTATATAGGGGTTGCAATCATGTATAAATATTTTAATCCAAATCCCTGCGGGAAAAACGTGTCCGATTGCACTGTCCGTGCGATCTGTAAGGCCACGGGAAAGGATTGGGGCGAGGTTTATCTCCGGCTGTGCATGCGTGGCTACTTGGACGGTGATTTACCCAATGCAAACGCCTGTTGGGGCGCGTATCTGCGGTCCTTAGGCTACCGGAGATACATCATACCGGACACTTGCTTGGACTGTTACACGGTCGGCAGGTTTGCCGATGAGCACCCGCGCGGGACATATATTCTCGCCCTCTCTGGGCATGTAGTGTGCGTTCAGGACGGGATCATCTATGACAGCTGGAACAGCGAGAACGAAATCCCGCTTTATTTCTGGGACAAAGAAACGGAGGAATGAACATGGCATATCCCTATTTCAACCCCTATTATCCGCAGCCGATGCCGGACAACCTCATGCAGATGCGGCAGATGCAGCAGCCACAGATGCAGCCCATGCAGCAGCCTATGTCGCAGCCAGTGCAACAGAACCCCATCGCGCAGGGCGGCGTGCAATGGGTAAGCGGCGAGCAGGAGGCAAGAGGTTATCTCATCGCGCCCAACTCTGCCGTAGCACTGTGGGATTCCACCGCCCCCACCGTTTACCTCAAGCAGGCAGACGCAAGCGGGAAACCGACGCTCAAGATTTATGACCTCGTAGAACGCACAGAAACGGCCCCTAACGCGCCGCAAAAGCCGGGCGTGGAATTTGTCACCCGCAAAGAGTTCGACGCGCTGGCGGCGCTTGTGGGCGAAATAAAGGGCAAGAAAAAGCGCAAGGTAGAGGAGGACGAGGACGATGACTAACCCGTTCATGGCCGCACTGGGCGGCGGGCAGGGGCCTATGGGGAACTTTGCCCAGATGGTTCAGCAGTTCAACCAGTTCAAAGCAAATTTCAAGGGCGACCCCAAAGCCGAGGTCGAAAAGCTCTTGCAGAGTGGTAGGCTAAACCAGCAGCAGCTTAATCAGCTACAGCAGATGGCGAAGCAGTTTCAAAGCCTGATGCAGTAATCATCAACATAAATCAACATCGTGGCCACGATTTGATGAATAAAAATTTTTCAAAGGAGTGATACTATGTCTCTTTCTGACGGCGGCGTTCAGGCCACTATGCCTGTTGCGCCTACCGGCATGATGAACAGCGGCTTTGGCGGCTTCGGCGGCGATGGCGCGTGGTGGATCATCATTCTTTTCCTGTTTGTGTTCTGCGGCTGGGGCGGCAACGGCTGGGGAAACAACGCCGGCAATTCCGGCGGCGTGGTCGACGGCTATGTGCTGACCTCTGATTTTGCCAATGTCGAGCGCAAGATCGACAGTGTAAATCAGGGCCTTTGCGACGGATTTTACCAGCAGGCGCAGCTTGTCAATGGCACCAACATGGCGATGGCAAACGGCTTTGCACAGGCCGAGCTTTCCCGCAGCAACCAGCAGGCGGCGCTGATGCAGCAACTCAACGCCATGCAGATGCAGGCCGCTAATTGCTGCTGCGAAAACCGTGCAGCTATCGCCCAGGTGCGCTACGACATGGCGACGCAGGCGTGCGACACGCGCAACACCGTGCAGAACGCCACGCGCGACATCATTGACGCGAACAACCAGAACAGCCGCGCCATCCTCGACTTCCTGACGCAAAGCAAGCTGTCCGACCTCCAGACCGAGAATCAGAATCTGAAGCTGGCGGCATCTCAGGCCGCGCAGAACAACTATCTGATCTCGCAGCTGCGTCCGTGCCCTTCGCCTGCCTACATTACTTGTAACCCGTGGGCAGGCAGCGGTTACGGCGGCTGCGGATGCAATCAGGGCTGCGGCTGCTGACAACTGCATAGCATAGCTTTTTGCCGACAACGGCGAAATGGTCGGCCCCGTGCCGATACTACGATAACGCGGCGGGGCAATCGCTCCGCCGCTGTATTTTTAGAAAGGAGTTTTCCATGCCTGAATACACTGCTGTTGCTGCACAGACCGTAGCGGCAAATCAGAACGTGCTTTTTACCGAGGCGCCGATCCCCTGCACAAAGGGCCTTGTGACCCATCGCGTAGGCTCTGGCCTGTTTAATCTCCGGGGTAACTGCTCCCAGTGCCGCGTCCGCTACAAGGTGGACTTTATCGGCAATATTGCCGTAAGCGCCGGCGGGACCCCCGGCCCCATCTCCGTTGCCATTGCGGTTGACGGTGAACCTCTGCCGTCCTCCGTTGCGACGGTGACGCCCACAGCGGCGGAGGCGTTTTTCAATGTGGCGGCATCCGAGTACGTTGACGTTACAAAGGGCTGCTGCGCGTCGCTGTCCATCCGCAACGTTAGTGGCGAGGACATTGACGTGAGAAACGCAAACCTTATCATTACAAGAGTTTGCTGAGAAAGGAGAATGAACAATGGGTATGAAATCTATGTATGACCTGCGCGATATGCTCTGCAAGGAGCTGGACGAGATTACCCGCAAGGGAGAACTTGGTGCGGGTGACCTCGACATCGTGCACAAGCTGACCGACACCATCAAAAACATTGACAAGATCGAGATGCTGGAGGATGACGGCTATTCCCAGCGCCGATATTCCCAGGCCGGTGACTGGGAGGCGGACATGCGCGGAACCTATGGTAAAGGCAGCTCTTATGCCCGCCGGGGCACCCATTATGTCCGCGGCCATTATTCCCGGGACGGTGCCCGGGACGATATGAAGCGCCAGTTGCAGGAGATGCTGGACAACGCCGACGACGAAAGCATCCGCAGAGCCATCCAGCGCTGCATGGACACGATCGAGGACTAAAGGGGGTGCACCCCTATGGTCGACGAGAATGAGGTCAAGCGCTGGATAGCTCGCCTTGAAACAGAAGAATCGAGCTGGACAAACTATGAGAAACTGGCGGCGCTCTACATTATCCGTAACGAGCAAGGCGGGGAGCAACTGCAGGCGAAAGCGCCCCCAATGCTGTATTCTGCAGAGCCTGCGCCGGCCAAGAAAATAAAACCCTCCGGCAGTGAATTTTTGAAAGCGGTCGGGAATGTAGCGCAGGATAGGGCGTGGGAAGTTATGGACGAGCTTATGGACACACTAAAAATCGTCAATGAGAAAGCTTATAACAGCGTCCTAAAAAAACTAACCTAAATCGCTACTACTAACACGTTACTAACAAAGTTAATCTTGGCAAAAATAAAAAAGTCCGGGAACCCTTGAGATTCCTGGACTTTTTTGGTGGAGACTGCTGGAATCGAACCAGTGACCTCCTGCGTGTGAATTATAATCGTTTTGAATATATAGGCACAAAAGTTAATAAGAATAACAATATTTGTTGCGATTTTGCAACTTTTCGCAGAGCAATTTTGCAAGGGCTTGCCTTGGCTCCCGTCGGTAACTAACAAACTACTAACAAATTTTCGCCTTTTTAACGGCCTGCACCAATTCCTCCGCTGATGTATGGACGTATATATTTGCGGTAGTGGAGTAGTTGGCGTGGCCGAGGATCCTCTGTAGCGTTTCCGGAGCAATCCCCGCTTTTCTCGCCCAGCTCGCATAGGTGTGCCGGGTGGAGTGCGGCGTTTTGCGCTGGATTTTTAATTTTTCCAAAAGCGGGTAATAATCCCGGCGGCGGAAGTTTGCTGGGATTTTTTCCCCAGCATAGCCGGATATGAGCAGTGGGCCAGTAGCCTTATTTGCAAAATAGGCAAAGTATGGGATCCCTTCGGGGCGGATTGGGATGATCCTGTTTCGCCCAGCCTCCGTCTTTTCACCGCCGACCACATAATCTTTGTGATAATCTTTAGCCGGTAGGGAAAACAATTCCCCTATGCGCATTCCTGTGTAAATCAGCATGAGGATAATTTTTGCGGTGTCGCTGCCGTCCGCTTCCAGCTTGCTTATTTCAGCATCGGTAAATGTTTCTTTTTCTTTTTTTGTGTTTTCGGGGAGCTGGACGAATTTTGCAAAATTTGTTGTGATGATCTCCTCGCGCATGGCCCATGTGGACATCTGCGTTATGAGTTGCTTATACTTGGACACAGTGCTATGGGATTTATGCATATGGGCATCCAGTACGCCCTGGAAATCCGCCGTTTTTAAGTCCCGGAACTTCCGGTCGTGCAGCGGCGCAAAAATTTTAAATGCGCCGTCATAGCCTTCTATACCGTTTGGCCCTATTTTTTTGTAATGCTCCTCTTTCCAAGCGTCAAACACCTGGGCAAAGGTCATGTTGTACCGCTCCGTTAAATCCTTGCCTGCAAGACGTTCCAGCGCCGCTATAGCATCTTTTTTGGTGGGGTAATATCCTATAATGATTTTTTGCTTTGCAGCCACCCAGGGCCTGCGTCGGCGCCCGGCGAGCTTATACACTGTCCCGGTTCCGTTGGCCCTCCTCATTGCTTTTCCCATTTTTATCCTCCTACCCTATATTTTTATCAGTTTGATGGTGCCTGTAATATCGCAGCGCATTAATCAGCGAAGCAATGATTACACCGACGTCCACCGTAAGCAGAGCAAATAGCATCCAGCCGATTGATGTAATCTGCCCGTTGCGGATAAGCCCTGTGTGCGGGACGCTTGAATCAAACGCCAAATATCCAAATATTATGGATACGGTAATTGACAGCGAAAACGCCAGGATATACACCCAAATTTGCAATACGCGCTCCTTTTTTTCGTGCTTTGCCACTGATCCGGTCAGCTGCTCCATGCCGCCCTCCAAGTGCGCAATGCGTAGGGCTGCGCTATGCTTTGCATCTGCATCGGCCATTGCTCTGTGGGCCTCTGCCAGCTGCTCCTCCGTGGTTGGTCTCTTTACGATACCAAAATACTCATCTATAGACACACCGAGGGCGGCGCATATAAGCCCCATTTTGTATAGGCTTGGATCCTTTGACGACGCAGAAAAGTAATTGCTGATCGTGGACGATGACAGATCTGTTAAATCGGCTAAGTCTTGCGTGGTAAGATGCTGGTACTCCTTTGCCTCTCTGCAAATATCCTGCAAAGTTTTTTCCATTTCTTCCCCTCCTGCCTTATTTTGGGCAAACCTCTCTGTTTGTTTTTACCGGCTAATCGCATATTATCCGGTTTTTGGATTGACTTGCCAAACAACAAACTGATACTGTGGGTATGCGGCCAAGAGCCAGTGACGGCGATAGGCGGCAAAAAATCCCCACCGTCCGGTGCGGGGGCGGTGGGGACTATATGAAATAATTTTCTATGGCGTTCACTTAATCCCCAATAGCTTGCCGACTTTTCTTTGCCGCCCCGCCTTTGTTGTAGGAATTCCCGTTGCTTTTGCAATCTTGCGTTTTGCGCTGGTAATTCCAAGCGCACGTTTCCAGCTAAAGGAAAGCCCTGGTATTTTAAAGGAAGATTTTTTAGCCATTTCTAATTATGCTCCTTCTTAAAAAATTTTTTGTATTGTTGCCCTAAACTGTGCAACAAATGCCATATTTTGACTATAGGTAGATAAACCGAAAGGAGAAATAATGTGGATTGGAAGCAGAAAAATATAAAGATGGAAATTGTAAGCTGTGAAACGAAAAATAAATGTGATATAATAAAGAATGCAGAGCATATTGCGTTACTTTCTGAGGCGATTTCTTTAGCGAGTAAAATGACCCGCAATCAGTTTGATAAAATTATGGAGGCGATAAAATGAAAATTTGGGCTATCAGTAAAGAAAACGGCTACGAGCGCGAAATCGGTCTTGAGCTGGACGGCGTTGACCGCGAAACAGCCATCAATGAGCTTTACAAAATTGCCAGGAATCTTTTTGCCGGTGAACTTGATATGTTTTGGAAAGAGGGAGAGCAGGGCAAGGCTACCTTTTAAAGCTACGCTTTACGCTTGCACTCAATTACGGCTTGCAGCTGGTCGGATACTGCTACGCAATTTGGGCATTCCCTCACGATTAAACGGCTGAGTTCGTCAACTTTTTCCGCCGTTTCTCCCGTGGCTTTTGCGCGATAAATGCCGACGGCGTTGGTAGCGGACTGAAAGTTTGCGGGAGCCGGATACTTTGCATATAAGGAAACGGCGGCAACCATCGCATCAAAATCGGAATCGCAAGCGGCCTCTTTCTCGTGCGCCCATATTGCCCGCAGCTTTTCGATTTCTGCTTTTGCTGTCCGCTTAGAAATGTAGACAGACACTCCGGCGGATGCCAAAACAGAAAAGGCGGAAACGCCGATTTCACCCCACGAAATACTCATAATTAATTCCCCAAAGCCCCGCGGGCGGCTTTGATAAAAATCCGCAGGGTTTCCTTATCCATTTTTTTCAAAAGCTCGACAGCTTCTTTCAAATCTTCATCTTCCATTAAGCCCTCGATCTCCAGATCGGGGGCTTTTTTTGCGCCCTGCGAAGCTACGGGGGCGGCTACATCGTCCGGCATAATGTCCTCTACGGAAACGCCGAGATATTCGGCAATAGCGGGAAGGCGAACATTTGACGGCTTAGTTTTCCGCGTATTCCATTGGCTATAAATGCTATTTGATAGCCCTAATGCACGGCTTAAATCGGCTCCATTTTTGCCCTTTTTGCTCAAGTAAAAGTTTATTTTGTCTATAGCGTCCATTTGCACCTCGTGTATATTGTGCAGTTCGCCAAAACTAATAAAAACTAATAGAAAGTGGTTGACTTATAACTTCTAATTAGTTATAATAAGAATCGGCGGGAGGCAATACAAAACCAAGCCCCCCTGCACTTAGCGGACTGCGGAAAATATTAAGGGTTGTTGGCACTTCCATAATACCACAGTTTGCTAAGTTGTCAAGTAAAACTTAGTTTTTGTTGATTGCGGAGAGGGAAAGCCGCCCTGATGCCGTAACATCGTGGCGGCGGCCGAGCACTTAGACCGGCGGTTGGACGATGCGGAGCCGGCTAAAGCTTTTGCACTTTTCCTCGCCGTATTCAACGGAAACTAAGCAAGAATCAAACTGGAGGTGACAGAATGAGTTTTCGCAGCGCTCGGGTGGCTGCTGGGCTAAGTGTCCGGCAGGTCATCGAGAAACTAAAGGTGACGGATGCGGCGGTTTACATGTGGGAGACCGGCACGCAGGCACCGAGAGCCAGCCGCTTGCTGGAGATCGCCGAGCTGTACGGCTGCACGGTGGACGAGCTGTTGAAGAAGGAGGATGACAAATGATCGAAACCATGACGCTGCACCAGGCATCGAAGTATCTTAGAGATAAAGGCTTGAGCCTTTGTTCTGACACTCTGGCCGACGGCCTGGAGCAGGGCGTGTACCCCTTCGGCGTGTGCATCCGCACCGACCGCAGCCGGGTATTTCAGATTTTCAAAAAGAAGCTGGATGCGTGGATCGCAGAGCGGGAGGAGTAAACATGACCAACCAAGAATACAGGGCGCTGGTGGATGCTTTTCTGGCACGGCACGATGCGCTGTGCGAAGATAAGAACCCGCTGGAGTGCGATTGCCCGGCCTGCCCCTGCAAGGGTATGTGCGATGCGCTTTACGCTGCGGAGGTGAATTGATGGACGGATATACATTGACGCTGGTCATTATAGGAGCCGCAACGGTGAGTTATTGGCTCATGCGGCTGGTGGACAAACTGGACGGGAAGTAACACAAACGGAGGGAAAGACGATGAAAGCGTGCAAGGGATTTGATAAAAATTTGAGGTGCCGAGGCTTTCAGTATGAGGTCGGCGGCGAGTACACGGAGGAAACCGCAGAGCTGTGCAATCGCGGACCCCACGCCTGCGAGAACCCGCTGGACACGCTACGCTACTATAGACCTGGCGATAGCCGGTACTGCGAGGTGGAGATTGAGGACAACGGAGAGCGCAGCAGCGATGACAGCAAGGTTTGCGGCAAACATATCAGGATTGGCGCGGAAATCGGCTTGAAAGGCGTTATCAACGCTGGTGTGCGGTTTGTGTTTGATAAGTGCGAGAGCGCAACCGAGGAATGCGCCTCGGGCGTGAGTGGCAACGCCGCCGCATCGGGTGAGAGGGGCAACGCCGCCGCATCGGGCTTGAACGGCAACGCCGCCGCATCGGGCGAGAGAGGCAACGCCGCCGCATCGGGCGTGAGAGGCAACGCCGCCGCATCGGGCTGGAGTGGCAACGCCGCCGCATCGGGTGAGAGGGGCAACGCCGCCGCATCGGGCTTG